TTATCGAATGCGATCCTGATCAAGTCGAAAGAATTTTCGCAGTACAGGACGGAGAGGACAATTTATATTGTCAAATAATGCATAAAATAAAAGCAGTTAGGCCAATGCCTAAATTTGGAACTCCAAATTTCTAACATGTCAACAAGATGCATAACACCCTACTACAAAAAAATGGAAATAGTGAATGGAGTCACAATGGGCTACATTCCTTTTCCATGTGGGAAATGCCCACCCTGTCAGAAGAGAAGGATTTCGGGGTGGAGTTTCCGATTAACAAAACATGGCCAAGTAAGCAACACATCACAATTCGTTACCTTAACCTACGACGAATCAAACGTGCCTACAACAGAAAACGGATTACAAACATTACGTAAAATAGATTTACAAAAATTTTTCAAAAGATTAAGAAAATTAACTCATGAAAAAATATCTTACTACGCAGTGGGCGAATATGGAGATAAAACGCAACGCCCACATTATCATATTATCCTTTTTAATGGTAATTGTAACAGCGTTGAGAGCGCTTGGAATCTTAATAATACTACTATCGGCCATTGCCATTTTGGCGATGTTAACGATGCTAGTATTGGGTATACTTTAAAATATATATCAAAAGAAAAACAAATTCCAATGCATCAACAAGACGACAGACAAAAAGAATTTTCAGTTATGTCTAAAGGACTAGGAAAATCTTACCTTACACCACAAGCCATAAAATGGCATAAAAATAAATTAGAAGAACGTATGTATCTTCCGTTAAAAGACGGAAAAAAGGCATCAATGCCAAGATACTACAAAGACAAAATGTATAAAGATGGCGAAAAATTCATGATTTCAATACATATGAAACAACTCGCCGAAAAACAAACAGATGACTTATTAAAGGAAATAGGAATCGAAAATTTCGATTTCCACATAGTTCAAAGACATTTGAACCAATTTCGAAGAAATAAAAAACAATCACTACAAAGACAAAAATTATGACAAAAATTAAAAACAGCGGAAACGCAAAAGACTTTCCTTATTTAGGAGAAGTCAACAATCAACCGTCAGAAACAGTACCAGATCAAACAATGACAATGCGTGAGATATTAATTCGATACGCAAAAGGACTACCAATAGACGGAGAAAAAACCCCATTATGGGAAGAAGGTGAAGGATATGCAAAAGATCCTGAAACATTAGATTTAGCGGAACGCGAAGAACTGGCAACACAAGCTAGAGAAGAATTACAACAAATCAATGAAAGAATCAAAGCATCAAAAGCGAAAAGCGATGCAAAAAACAAACACAAAATCACCGACGTAGTCGATGAAAACCAAGAGTAAAACGTAAAAACTCTAAAAAACACCACTTTTTAGGGGACAGCTTCGCTGATCCCCGACAAAGTGGAAGGCAAGCGAAGCGCGGCAGAAAAGCACTAATACTACTTGATATATTAGTGCTAATTGACACTAGGTTAAAAAACCAGTGTAAATGAGTAAAATAGGACACGAAGGCACGACAAGGACGACTACACGAATAACACAAAAAAAACGACCTAGAGTCAATTAAAAACACAAAAAAAACAAAAACATGCCACTACCAATAGCATTAGCAGCAATAGGCGCATCAGTAGCAAAAGCAGCAACAGCAGCAAAATTAGCATCAGCAATACCATCACTTATATCAGCTGGATCATCAGCAGCAAACGCAATATCACAAGGGGCAACAAACAGAAAAACACGCGAGTGGAACGAAGCACAATACAAAAAACAACGAGAGGACGCATTAGCGGACTGGGCAAGAACAAATGAGTATAATGCACCATTACAACAAATGGCACGCTTAAAAGAAGCCGGACTATCCCCCCACCTTATATATGGGGGCGGTGCAAACTCAATATCACAACCTGTACGATCTACAGACACAAAATCATGGTCACCAAATGCACCACAAATTGACGGATCACAAATAGTATCCCAATACTTTGGGGTACAACAACAACAAAATGCATTAGAAATACAAAAACAACAAATAGCAAGTCTTAAATTAGATAATTTATATAAAGAACAAACATTACCAGATAGAACACAAACACCAGGTTTAAATAATGCAAAAATATTAGAACAAACAGATAACATCATGGAAACTACCAGGATGAACAGATTAAAGCAATCACTACAAGCAGGAGAATACGACAAATTACGAGAAGAAGTAAAACAACTTGTAACAAATAACCAATACAATGGTTTAAACCAAGCAATAAAATATAAAATAAATGGATTTTTATCAGACCAAATAGAATTAATAAATAAAGGCTTAATAAGTAAAAATAATATAACAGCCATTGAAGCAAAATGGAAACAACAAATAGATGATTTCGTTGGTGCTGCAGGCCCAATCTCATCATCATTATTAAAAATATTAGTAACAGCAATGGCAAGATAACCCATAGGGTAGGGGATTAAAATAAAATATCAAATAAAAATCATAACTTACTGACACATACTTAACTGTATGTTAATTATAAGCAAAACATTATGTTAAATAGAATTATAAACCATTAAAAATCAAACACATGGCCTACAGAAAACGTAGCAAAAGCTACAAAAAAAGAGGAACTTACTCTAAAGGAAAAAGCAAAAAACTACGCACGTACTATGTTAGTCGTGGCGGAATTCGTCTTTAATTCAAAAACTTATCAACAAAAAACCAACAACAATGGGAAAAAACATCTTCAACTCGGTACAAGTAGAAAAACCGAAAAAAAACGTCTTCGACTTAAGTCATGACGTAAAAATGTCCATGAAAATGGGCAACTTAACACCAGTACTAGTAACAGAATGTGTACCAGGCGACAGCTTTCAAATAGGCTGCGATAGTCTTATTAGATTCGCCCCTATGGTCGCACCCGTCATGCATCGCATGGACGTTTCAGTACACTATTTCTTTGTACCAAATAGATTAACATGGGACAACTGGGAAAAATATATAGTAGACGCAAACACCCCTAACCCATTACCATATATAAATTATACCGACGATTTTACAGCAGATCAAAAAAAATTCTTAGATTATATGGGAGTACCCCCAAACACAGGTACAGGAATTACACAAGCTTTAAATGCTTTACCAATAGCAGCATACCAAGCAATTTATAACGAATACTATAGAGATGAAAACTTAGTATCAGAAGTCGATTACACATTAGCAGATGGAAACAATACAGGAGATGTAGTCGATTTAGTAAAAATGCGTCAAAGAGCATGGGAACATGATTATTTTACAGCATCCCTACCCTTTGCACAAAAAGGAACAGCAGTAGATATACCAATTGGATCAATAGATTCAGACGTAGCAGTAAATTGGAATGGATTAAACGTAGGTGTAAATGAAGTAATAGGTTCATATAATGGTGGTTCAGTTGGACCAACTTTTGTTGGACTTTCAAATGGAGAAGCAACATTAGGTAATCCTAATTTGATTGCAAAAACATCAGATCTTGATATAGCACCAACAACAATAAATGATCTACGTAGAGCATTTAGATTACAAGAATGGTTAGAAAAAAACGCTAGAGGCGGAACAAGATACATCGAAAACATTTTAATGCATTTCGGTGTAAGGTCATCAGATAAAAGATTACAAAGACCAGAATACATTACAGGATTAAAAACACCAGTAATTATTTCAGAAGTATTAAATACATCAGCAACAGCAGAAGAAGCTCAAGGTAACATGGCAGGACATGGAGTAGCAGTATCAACAGGAAAATATGGTAACTATTTTTGCGAAGAACATGGATATATTATCGGCATTATGTCAGTAATGCCACAACCAGCATATCAACAAGGAATACCAAAAACATACCTTAAATCCGATCCATTAGATTTCTTCTGGCCATCATTCGCCCATATTGGCGAACAACCGGTAACAAATAACGAGTTATACGCATATACAGCAACAGCTGAAGATACTTTCGGATACGTTCCACGTTATGCCGAATACAAATATCAACCTTCACGTGTAGCGGGAGACTTTAGAACAGTATTAGACTACTGGCATTTAGGAAGAATATTTGCAACACAACCAGCATTAAACCAAGCATTTATCGAATGCGATCCTGATCAAGTCGAAAGAATTTTCGCAGTACAGGACGGAGAGGACAATTTATATTGTCAAATAATGCATAAAATAAAAGCAGTTAGGCCAATGCCTAAATTTGGAACTCCAAA